CACTCTTGTTGCTGTTACTGCTGAATCAAAAAAGTCTTGCACACCATCTCTGTATTGAAACCCTTGAAATGTTGCAGTAGAAGCTGCTGAAGCAATAAGTGTAGCATCGTTTGCACTATTACTACCAACAGTTGATACATTACCAGAGTTATGGTGATTGTTTATTGTAAATCCCGTAACAGATAACTCAACAACAGATGGTGTTTGATTAAATGACTCTCTGCCTTCATCATCAGAAATGTGGCCTAAGTTTCCACTAGTTGTAGGTGCGCCTACATAACCAGTAGAAGATGATTCTCTTAGACCAAACTGCCTTCTCATCTTACTACGCTCAAACATTGGACTTTCTATGTATACACCCTGTCCAATAATACTAGTTTTTGCTGGTAAAAATTGTTGCACAAACGGAAACAAACCACCAAAGGTATCATTGAAGTTGCCCATGGCTTTGATAAAGGTGTTTAGGTCAACCAAACTAGATGTGTTTCCACTAGTGCCCGAAATACCTGTCCCTAACACACTACCACCACTCTTTATTACTTCGTTTATCAGAGCATCACCAGTTAGACTAGGCTCTGGAGCAAGACCCCATTGTGATGTTATGTTGTGCCATTCTTCTTTGAAAGCACCTTCATAGGTTTTAGCAAACAAGTCTTCTGCATCACCAAGTAATTCTGCTGGTGAAACATTATGGACATAGTTTTTGATACCTCTGTTTACAGCATTCATTGGATTCATACTAAAACTAATGTAACCAGTATCTCTTATTGCATCAGAGGGGTCATCTTGTCTTATTCTATCGTTATCTGCAGAAAAACCAACAGGATAATACCTGTTTATCTTTTTCATGTTTTGGAATACACGATATCTTTTCTTGTCTGGTATTGCTTCAAAACCAACTGGTATAGCAGTGTTTGATGCTGTTGTTGAGTCAACTATAAAGTTGAAGTCACCAGTGAGCACCATATTCTCTTTTAGTTTATAGTGTGCTGATAAACTACCATAGGTTGCCTTATTGTCTACTGAATTTACAATGTCTACACCAGTAGATGATTGGAAAGAAACAGACTCAAAGTTTCTTGTATGTTGTTTTATGTCTTCATCTTTTAGGGCAACGTTCCACCTTCTTACTTGATGTATGTATCCAATAAATCTTGTTGACCCACTGCCAGGAAAATAAGATGGGAATTGAGAATAACTTGCTCCACCAATAGACATTGCTGCACCAACACCACCACTTGAGTCAAAGTTTGCTTTTGAGATGGCACTACCACCACCATCGTTAGATGTTATTGCCTTATCCATTATAACAATATCGTTACCACCTGTAGGTGATGCGGACAGAGCCATGGCATATACACTTAGTGTATCGCCAGACCTACTCACAGCGACATTTAGAAAGTTGTCTGCACTTCCACTACCTCTAACAAAACTAGATAGAGATGTAAGGTCTGTCTGTGCAGATAGTGAGCCAGTTACGGTTGACTTGAAGGCAACTTGACCACTAGCATTCATCTCTATGCTATATAATGGGTGCACCAATAAGGTATAACCAGATGATGAAAGATTAGCACCCGTTGCTGAAACCCTCATTTCTATAGTAAAGTTATTATTTGCTGGTATGTCAAACACTCTTGCAGATCCCGTTGCTGCTGCAGTGGTTTGTACATAAGTAGAGCCAGTTGCAAACAATACAGGTGTATCAACTTCTTCTATTTCTCTAACTTCGGTTGGTCTATAAAAAACAGAGTATTCATTTGTTTTGAGGAAGTTTGAGTCAACACCATAAATTCTACCTATCGCTTCTAATGTCTCTCTTGTGCCCTTTGTCTTCAAAAGGTGCATTACATTATTTAGAATACGATTCCATATTTCATAGTTTACGGATTGTGTGGTATAGCCACCACTACTTGAGTTTACCAGACTTTTTTCAAAACTACTGCGTCTTGCATTTTCAAAAACATTTACACCAAACTGCCTAAGAAAAGTAGGAATAAACTTGTTAGGCACTCTGTTAGTGTTTCCGTAGTCAATGTGTTTTGCATAGGGTATTTGGTTAGCAAAAGCTTTTATCTCATCTAACTCATCACCAAACCCAGCTAACAGCCTTGCCAATACATCTTGGTCATCACCAGCAAATAGAGCTTCGGGTAAAAGGTTTTCTAACTTTTCAGCCCTTGTTATAGTTTCTGATGCTGTGGCTGGGTAATGTATTTCAGACCTAAAAGCACCAGTTGATGTGCCTATTATTTCTGTGCCTGTTCCAGCAGTCTTATCAATAACATTGGTTTCTTCTTCTTCATACAATACCGCTCGTGCAGATAAAGATTCTATCATGCCCGTTTGACTACCAGTAATACTATTGAGTGTGTTTCTATAAACGGCAATAAGAGGGACATTTTCTCCATTCTCATTTACAGCAATAACAGTATTATTTGGGTTAGCGTTTGTGTTGCCAGAAGATGAGCCTGTTACACCTAGTCTATCTAAAATGTAAGTAGTGAAACCATCGGCTTCTTTTCTAAACTTATCAACCTCAAAGATAGCTTTAGGGCCTACATTAGCATCCAACAAAACATCAGAGGCAGAAAGGCCGGATAACCCAATAGGATACTTATCTATGATTTCCTTTCTACAGGTCAGAAACCTCCTTAAGGCGTTTCCAAAGAAAATGTGTTGTGAATAGTCATCATAGTCAACCAAAGGTAACACACGGGATTTGGCACCTGTTATAGACAAATCTATAAGGTTGCCACTGGCAGTACCTAAACCAGATAGTGACGATACTAAACTATCAAATGTAAAGCCGTCAGCCATTGTTAGTAACCCCCTGCATAATCAATGTCGTAAATGTCACCACATGCAAACTGCCACTTTTCTGGAAAGTCATAAACAATACTTTCTCCTCTTACATTTAGCTTTAGCACAATCTTATATCTAATACCTTCATACAATAGTCTATTATCCAAGTCAAAAAAGTTTCCATCTGCATCATACGACAATGATTGCTCTGGTATTTCTACATCATTTGTTTCAACTTCTCTTACCTCAAATGTTCCATCTCTTATAATAGCTGTATTCATCGCTGTTGTTGTGCCAGTTAGTGTTTGCCATTGAGTTTGTTTATTCTTTACAAACACTCTTATTCTTGCCTTGGTTGTTGGGTCATACTGGTCATTTAGATTAGGCATTGTTACAACATGGTTAGAGGTAACATAGTTTCCATAACCAGAAGTGGGTAGTAGACATTGAAATGAGAATGAGTCTGTCCTATATTCACCGGCAGTTGTTACTGTCCAACTATCAGTAAATGATGTTGATGATGATAGTCCCAAGTTTATACCTGTTAGGTTTAGATAACCATCGGCATTTGTTGCTGTGCCTATGTTGACCTTATAGATACCTTTGGAAAATCTTGACGCTGTAAGTGCCATTCCAGATGCAGCATCTGTCAACATACCTACACCATTAGCGCTAAGGGTGACATGGCCAGGAAATGGGCCTGTGCCATTTAGGTCTGTCAACTCTCCATCAATAAGACTATAATAGAATAGGTCGGCAGTTTTAGAAAACTTTATATTATCCCTATTATCTTTGATGGCTCCTTCCCACACCAACTCAAAGTATGGCCTCTTACGAGTGTTTGTTTCTCTACTATAAAACTTTTTGGTGTAAAAACTCGTCGCAGAAATAGAAGAGATAGACCCTGCCGCTAGAGCCTCTGCTGAATCTTTTGCTTCATACTTATCGGTCATACGAATAAGAAAACCATAATCAGCACTTCCTCCATCAGCAATAGATGTCCCTGTTGAGTAGTCTAAATACGCTTTGAAGTAGTCGGTAACATCCATTCGTAAATCTTCTTCACCACTTTCAAAAAACTGAGTAGCACTATTGGAGTCATAAACTCTACTAGCTGCACCTATGTAAGTGCCAGCTCCAGTTTGACCTTGATTGAAATTCCATGGCATTGTGTTTGTAGCACTAATAGCATTCGCAAAACCAGTGTTTGTAAAGTTGTCATTATCAAGACCTCTACCTTCCATCCATCCAGTAGTAAGAGGCACAGCCATCAAGTCAAAGTTTACAGCCTGTTGCTCGCTATGTTTTACATTCTTTATGTTGATAAAGGCTGAAACAGTTGTATTTGTTCTTGGGTCTGGCAATCTTCCAGTATTCACAATGTCAGCACTCAATGATGACAGAGAGAAACGCATGAGTATTCTTGCAAACTCTTTTCTTTGAGTTACATCATTAAACTTATTCCACACTTCTAAGATAGGTGTTTCACCAAAGTTAGAAGTAACAGATTGTTCTGTTATCCAAGTATCTTTATCGGCATAAGCTCTGGCAATAGACATTATGTTGTTCTCCCTACTATGTCAAAGTTTGGATATTTTAGCTCCCAACAAACATCTTCTGGAAAACACAAAACACCATTTTTAGTATTTGCCTTAATGTCAAAATCATAAGCGGAATAAGTTCTGTTGTCTTGATTTGTGTTTATGTTTGTAAACTTAAAGTCTACAACCGACCTTACTTTTTCTAATGCTTGTAGTCTTGCCAGATAGTTAGGCACTATTAGAGTAGAACCAAAGTTTGTGTTTTCTGCAATAAATAATCTTCTAAGCAAGATAAAACACTCGACAAGAGCGTCATTAGCATTGGCATCAGGCATAGGTAAAATAGTAAAGTCAACACCTATATTACACACCTTACCATCTGTTAGTTTTATAGTGTCAGAAAACGACTTGAATTTTTGTATGTATGTTTCTATGTTATTTTTTAAGACACCTGTTGGGGGTATTAAAAAGCCATTTGCATTCCTTGCTATAGTTATCAACTCTACACCCAACGCATTTGCTGGGTCTTTACGGGCATAACTCCTAAACACAGACCCAAACTCTGTTGGCATAGACAACACCCTAACTTGATAGTCTTGTAGTGTGACCGCTCTATTTTGAGAGTTAAAATATTGTAATGCATTTTGTTTTATAGCGGTCCTACTTTCTCTATTACTTCCACCAGTGGCTTGTTGTACGTTTTCTACAGAAAGTGTTGATAGAATACTATTAGCTACGCTGGACGATACTGAAAGAAAATTAGAATTATTAAAAGAAACTATTCTTGATGAGAATGTCTTTAGTGTCCTTGGGCCAACATTAGTTTGATTACCACCACCATACCTGTATTTTATGTCAATATTCACATCTCTTGGTGCAAAACCTAAACCTTTGGTTTTTAAAAAGTTTGACGAATCAACCACAGCTGGTGCAAAACCCGATGGTGCACCTCTAAGACTTGGTGGCAATACATAGTCTTCGGGGTTAGGTATTATCTCAGAGTCTTCCAGATCGGTAGTACCAGAGCCAAATACAATAGAAGTTGTGCCGTCAGCACTGACTTCGGTTGTATATCTATAAGGTATCTTCTTGTATTGTAAAATGTATTGAGAATCCGAGCTTGATGATGTGCTATTAATTTCTCCCGTAAAAACACTTCCTTGAGCCAAATTATCAACTTGAAAATATTCTTTACCATCGGAAGATGTAATAGAGACAACTTCTGTTATGTTATTATCAGGCAATGTCAGTTTCAAAAAAGGTACGGCATTTGATGCTTTATAGGAGAATGTTCTAGTTGAGCCAGCAATAGCAGAAACACTTGTTATGGAAACTCTTGTTTGTGAGGAGTTGATTCTTTCCACCATTCTGTTTTCTGGCCTTGAAAAATCTGCATCTACTAAGGTTTCAAATTGTACCGAAGGCTCAAAGTTAGTAACAACCTTAGTGCCCTTCTTTAATGTAAACATTGAATCAGCCGAAGTAGTATTATCAAAAATAGCACTAAGTGATAGATTAACAACTGCTGGTCTTGAAAACTTTGGTTTGTATCCCAAGTTTTGAGCCAAAGAAAAAATGTTTTTCTCTTCAATAGCTCTTTCTATAAAGCCCTCATTTACCTGTCTGTCAATATAGAATGACATAGCATCGCCAAGATAGGCCAACAACTCTATAATAGCCATACCGCCTGATGCTTCATTGAAGTCTTGATAGTCATCTGGAAAATATCTTCTTAGATAATCTATCAAATCTGATTTTATTGAATCAAAATCTTTTGATAAATAATTGACATCGGCAATCTGTTTTGTGCCTTGTCTTGTTGATTGATAATTCATTTATACTCTCTATGTCGGTGCATTTTGAAATGATAACTGAATAGAATCTCTAATACCTCCAGCATCTTGCAATGTGTAGGCCATCCTTACTAAAATATCATTTTCATTTATGTTTGTGCCATACGGTGCATCTTCCGCGCTAAAAACTTCAATTTCATCCATTGTAACATAGGGCATCCATGTCTCTAATGCAGACCTTATTTCTGCACCTATTCTTGCTTCCATTTCTCTTTTTTCTATGGGCTCAAAAAGTTCACCCAATAGAATAGGAATGTTAGTACCAATAGTTGGGTTTACAACTCTTTCGCCTTTTTTGGTCATTAGAAGTATTTTTATGTCTTCCTTAACTGCATCTATTGTTGTGTTATTCATTTCAAAAAAGCCTTTACGATAAGACCTCAAAGGAAATTTTAAATTAACGCCCATTAACTTTCTCTTAGTTTATAAAGTGTCTTTTGCTTAGATTGCTCTCAAGTTGAGTTAGAAGAGCAGTAAACTGCTGTTTTGTTCTGTCAAATCTATCAAGAATATTGTTGACATCTTGTTGCACTTTTTCTGTTCTTTCATCTGTTTCTATTGGTACAGTAAATCGTGGATTATCTTTTCCTCCAACACTTATGTCATCAAACTTTATTCTTCTTCTTTTTACAACTGTTCTATAACCCAAATTTACAGACTTCGGTGGTGTCGGAACAGTAATAAACTTTGAGGGTATAGTTACTGTAGCGCCTGGCGTTCCTTTTGCCACTAATTTGCGAGTCTTAACAGGAGGGCTGTTTGCTGGGGTTTCTGTAACTGTTTCATAAACATCGCCGCTGCCGGGCACTCTTACTCTAGACGCTGGGACGAAAACCCTTTTTGAAGGCTGAGGCACAAGTTTTACGCCTCTATTTATTACTTGTTTATCAAGCACTTCCTTATCTGGTATGTCAATGTTTATTTCTGGTAAGGCGTGCTCATGGTCAACATAAGAATTAAATAAATCATCTATTGTTGATACCAATGATTTTGAGACATTAATAAGACCTTGAATTACAAAATTTTGGTCTTCAAAATACTTATTTAACTTTTCTCCTAACACTAAACGATGCATTTTTGCTTCAGCATCAATAGCTCTTGAAAAGTTGTATGTTTCATCACTTATGTTTAGAATAAAATTTCTTTTATCACCAGATTCAACATCTATTGACTCTTTTTCTAATGAATTGCTTATGTCAATAGGTATAGTATCAGCAAGATGTACAGTTTTTGTTTTTGTAGATCCAAGAGTGGGCAAACCAGAGGGTCTATAAACTCTGGACTCTAAAATCCCCATTTCTAAAACGCCTGGCTTTTGATTATAAAGTGGATTATATGAGTTTCTTAAAAAACTTCCATTTCTTCCTTGCACAACTACATCACCTAAACTAGCAGGTATTTGTATCATTTTTGACCCGTTAGCTGCAGATGGTTGCTCGGATCTGGAGTTTACTTTCTGTACATCAAAAGGCATCCCATAT